CTAGTTAAAGTATGGTTACCATCATTAAGTCCTGTTATTCTTGAAAATGCTTTTGCAGCTATATATTGATTAGTTAGCACATCAGTACCACCAGTTGCTACATTAAAAGTAAGTGGTGAATCAGTGTCATTACAAACCATTATAACGCCAGCAGCTGAGCCTGCGCTAGTTGCTATATTTCCTGATTGAGCTGCGCCTGCGCCAGCAGCGCTTATTGTTACTGTTTCTACAGTTGCCATAATTATTCTCCCTTTAAGATTTGTTTGGCCATCATTATTATCTGAGCATAATTAGGATGCTCAGCTATTGGGGCACCTTCCTTAGTTGCTTTAATAGTAAGGTCAGCCCATTCTTGATAATGTTTATCTATAGCTACAGCTAATTGTTTTGCATTATCATCTTCAGTATTTTTACTTTGAGCATTAGTAAAACCTACGTTAGCTTCCACTAAAGTGGCTTCTGCCTGGGCTTTCCTTTGCTCTTGCTGTCTTTTCTGTTCAGCTTCTTGCGATTGTTTCTGAATTGTTTCAGCAGCTTTCTGCTTAAACTCATCAGTAGTATAATCCTCTAAGAAATCATTACTATCTAAACTCATTGCTTCTAAAAGCTTTGTAGCTAATATAGCAGGTGCTTCAGGTTTAATAACTATACCTACACCTTGTTGATTTAATGCTGGTAATATTTCTGAACCAACTTTAGATAGTTTCATAATTTGATTAGCATTAGAATTTTCACCAATGTCTAATAAAATTTCTACATCCATATTAGAAGGTAAGCTATCTATATTAACAGTTCCATATACACCATCTAAGTTATATGACATTTTACCTTTCATATTATTACGCATAGTTTCATATATACCAGCAACTAACTTTTTAAATCCAGTCTCAGCAAACCTACGTGCAATATGTTGTATTCTTTTCTGCGCTGCAGACTGCACAGCAGCTAGTTTCTGCTCTGAGTTACCTGATATATACAAAGTATCGTTAAGGCCTTGTGCGGCCTTCGACATGCCCGTTGCTTGCTCCTTTATTGTCTGCAAGTATTCTAATAATGGTACAGTACCTGAAGATATTGTTTCAGGTTGCATTTGTTGTACTGCATTTACCGGACTACCGTTAGTTGGTATAATCTGTTTAGGCTTCATATTCTGCAATGCACTAAAGTCAACTACGTTAGGATCTGCAAGTTTAGGTGAATAGTTAGTTAAGTAAGTATTCTCTACAAATCCACGCATTATAGCAGTAGATGCTAGGGTAGATGATCTAGTAAAGTCTGCCATTGACAAACCATAAAACTCAAATGGTATATCGATAGGCGTAATAGAAGCTAATGGTATACTATCAACGTCTTCTTCATACATTATATAGTCGCCAACAGTTATTATATGCTTTAACTCTGCAATACCGTCGCCATCTCTGTCTACATTTACCCAGGATTCTGTAACAACTACAGATCGGTTAGCTTCTAATGGTATATCGTTCTCTACCATGCTACCAGATATGTACTCTTGTCCAGTAATTTCTTTTCTTGCTGCAACTTCTTGCGAATATCTTAGGCTACCACCATAAGCATTGTCTCCTAATTCATCCCATTCTGTAATATTTGCAGTTTCTTCTGGATAATGCTTACGTAATTCTGATCTTGTCATCTCTGTTTGTATACCAACAAAAGATGATTCCTCAATTGATGTAGCTTCACGTGATATTCTAAAGTTTTCCGGTGGAACTAACTCTAATTTTACACGAGATTTATCAATTGTTCTTTTAATTCGTACATTAACGTACATTAATTCTACATTAGGTTCGTTTCTATCTATAGGATTAATAGCGTCAACTACATTTTCAAACTGTAAATCGCCTACTACTTCTACATTATCTGCAGCAAGTAGCTCATCTAGTTTTGTTTGTGATATTCTTTCAAACTCTTCAAACTTATGGTCTTTATCTTCTACATATGTCCAACGACAAACAGAATTTTTCCATAACAATGCAGATTTAATCCACTGTTGTAGTAATTCCCAGCCGTTATTCTTTTTAAACAAACAATAATTAACTATAGCTGAAGCATCTTTCGCCGCAGCAAAGCTGCCTGGTGAGTCATCATAAGGTACAAATCGTGCTAACCTATGATTACTTAAAAATAAATCCGATATAATTGCAGTGTATGCTTCAACAACTTCTGTTGTAGATGTATCAACAATAGTACTTACGCCTTGTGGCGTTAAATGGCTTTCAGGTACACCAGCATATTCATATGTAGCTTTTAATCTTTCTCTTGATAGATCTGCTGAATCTAGCCAATCACCACTAGAATTCATTATACCTCTTTCAATAAGCTCGACTAGCTCTTCGTCAGTTACAGGTTCTTTATATCCATGAGGTTCGGTCATTTCTTACCTCCCTGATGCATAAGAACTTTCTTTTTTAAGTCCTGTAAATCTGAAACAGCATATGAACCAGGTTTAGGAAGTACTCTAGGTTTTTTATCTTTATTTCCTTTACCTTTTAAATATTGGGGCTCATTACCATTTTGTATAAATCTTTCAAACATATTCCGCTCCTGGGATTTTTAACATGTACATTCTTTTTTATTTGCTAGCTCTGCTAATAATTCTCTATTTCTTTTTAATAATTTATAATGGGCTTTCTGTAATTCTTTTAAATCCATTTTAACTAACCATAAATCTTGTCTTGCAGCTAACATTTCTCTTCTTAATGTTTCTTCAAAACTTTCTTCATGATTATCCCATCCTTGTCCGTTGATAACCATATCATCCTCTTTTACTCATCCATGCTGATGTACCCATGTATGCACCTACTATACCAGCACCTGATATATAAAATAGATTACTTACATCTGATAGGGCTTCTACTCTTTCTAATGGTACCCATGGTAAAAACATAGCTAGCGTAAATACACCCATACCTATTAGCGTAAACCTTGCCATTCTAAGTTGGCCCAACTGCTTACGCAGTGCAGCTTCTGTTTCTTTTATTTCTTTTAGATGCAATAGTTCTTCATCAGAAACTACGCCATCACCATCCTCATCATACTCATTAAACCTTGAGTTTTTTTCTAGATTCTTTTGTATTGCTTTCATTACCATTGTGCTTTTCCGGGTTTGTAAACTGATCGGTACACATATGATTTATAACTACAAAAGGTAATTCATTTTCTGCGTCAAACTTCATTTGCTTAATTCTTTCACGGCACTCTTCTATTTTTATATAAGGGCCATTTAAATCTTTTAATGTACGGCAATCAGTATAATTATATACTGAGCATACTAATATAAATGCTTCAAACATGTCCTCGGTTCCTTATCATCTATGTCTTGCTACTTTCTTTGCAATCTTCTTTGGTTGTTTAGAATGCTGCTTACCAGCTTTAGTATCTTTTCTTTTCTTTGCTGATGTCGCTGCATACTCTTTTGCAGATAAAGATTTTATAGCTGACGACGGCATATATCTTTCGCCTGTAGCTTTAGGACCTACAGTAGAATTCTTACCACTCTTTGTACGCCACTTTTCTTTACCCCATTTCTTTAAACTCTTCTGCCCTTTACTTAGAGCCACGATAACCTCCGCCTTTAGCTTTGTATTGTTTAGCTAACATTTGAGCTTTACGTGCTGACCATTGACCTGGTTTACCACCTTTGCCACCTGCTTTTATCGAATTAAATAAGCGTTTACGCATTGTTGGTTTGGTATAATTACCTGCTGCATTAACTGCCATAACAAAAACTCCCCTACCATTTAACTTTATGAGACCAGTATCTGGCGCTTAATTTGCTTGGACTTGAATCCTGTGCATTGTGTCTAGCGTAATAAGATTTCTTACGTGCTTTATCTTTTGCGCTTGTAGGATTTTTACCAGCACCCCTTACACCTTGTTGTCCAAATCTAATTGTTTTAACTTTATCACCCTGCTTAGCTACAACTACATGCGATTTAGTAGCATGCCCTGGAGTTCTTTTAGGTTTATTAAAACCGGATACTCCAGCTCTTTTTAATCGTGGATCTCTCTCAGCCATTACTTTTCTCCCATAAAATCTATTACTTCAGCTGAATAATTATCTTCAACCATTTCCCATTCTATAACTTCTTTCATTGCGCCTATATATTCTGTTAAGCCCATCTCAGCTAATAGTTGTAATGGTGCATCTAACGTATCACATTTAAATATTAATATCTTACATGACTTAGTTACTGTAAGTTTAATACCTAGTGCTTCAGCTAATGCAATTATAGCTATAGATTCTTCTGGTGATATTTCGTCAACTAAAGTTATAATTTTTGTGTTTACACACCTGGCTTTCATTGTATAAAGATATGATAAACTAACAAACCAATTATTAATAGCTTACCGTAATCTAAATCCCAGGCTGTGCCTTCACCAAAGTTTTTACTAAAATTTTTTAATTTTTCTTTCATTTCTTTTTCCTCCTAAAAAATTCTTCAAGATTTTTTGCTGTTAATATTTTTTCCATACTTGTAATACTTTCTTTAGGTAAGTACCCTTCCATTACCATAGGATCATTTGCCTTTGTTTTTTTCATTGGCTGAAACTTAGGTTGTGCTTTATCTGGGTTAGCTCTAAAAATGTATGTATTTTTATAATCACTAAATGGTCCGAATTGACCACCTTGCTGTCTAAGTGCTAATACACTTTCTGGATTATCTACTACAAAAGCTCCTTCTTTACTTGTAGCTCCTTTAGGAAATATTCCTCTATGTGCATCATCAAAATCAAGTTTACTCGAAAGATAGTTGTAATTATCCTTATCTAAATTCGGTATTTTTGAAACATGGAAATAAGAAGATCCAGGTTCTTTATTAGCTACAAAATTAAAGAACTCTTTCATATCATATCTATCTCTATTTGCTTTCATTAAACCAGCTATTTTTGCAGCTTCGGATAATTCTTGTGCAGCTTTTGATAAAGGAGCCGCAGCAGAACTTAAATCTTTTGCAGGCATCGAAGCAGGATTACCTAGTACATCACCTACACTTCTATAATCAGGATCTGTTGCTGCATTTAAAGCACGCTTACCTAATCTACCAACTGGTCTAGCTATCATACCAAATGGTGTATATCCTAATCCTATTAGTCCTGCATTAGCAAGTGCTTTTAAATATTCGCCTTGCTGATAAGCATTATATGCATCTTTACCAGTTTGTATATCTCCGTAAGGAGTAAATGTTTCTAATGCAGTCATACCTAGTTTTTTATAATCTTCAACTGTAGGTATATTTATACCGTAATTTTCATCGGCATAACCTGCATAGCTAGCTGGTAAAACCATATTAATCTCCATTAAGTGGCGGATTTATCCCCTGCTTCCGCCGGAGCAGCGAGGACAATGGGAACTCTTAAAGCCACTGTGTATCATCATTTAACAAATAATCATCTGCCTTCTGTGACCACGGTACTTTATTTATAGTTAACTTGTCGTAATGTGTTCTTAGTGTTTCTAAGGCAATAGCTGTAGCCATAATAGTATCATCATGACACCCAGCAGCAGCCTCAGTTCTTCCGGAGTCGGTACTAACATAATCTTTTAATTCCTGTATAATAGTCTTAGATGCTATCCATATGTCATCATTCTCTACAGCATTTTTAAGATTACCGATTATGTGAGGCTTTGTTACTTGTGTTGTTCTAAAGCCTGGTACCATACCTTCCTCTTTTGATATAGAAGAAATTTTAGTTTGTTTATATAAATTTATATAATTCATCTGCGCTAGGCGAGATAATGTTGCAACCCCCATTGAATTACTTTCAACGGTTAACAGTGCATTATTATAGTACCTGCCAAGATAAAACAACAAATCACCAAACTTACTTGGATCAATATAGCTATCACGAAACAAACCAATTACTTTCCTGTCTGTATCCATAACAACAGCTGCTGAATAATCTTGACCAACACCTAATGCAACATCGGCGGCTATAACATAGTTGCTATCCCAATCTGGATATTCCCATATTTCTAGATTACCATCTTTTGATGGTTCCCACGTCAGTGAATTAAAATCAAATAACATCGTTTTATCAGGTACAACAGGTAATAAACTATTTACTTTATCCATAGCGAATACGGATTTACCTGCCGTAATGAATGCTTCATCGGGAGTTGCCGGGTATTCCTGGCGGAACTTAAGTTCCCCACCTTCGGCAATCTTTAACCGACGCCAGTAAAGCTGTCCGTTGTTTAGGTTGTGTTGCTCTACTAGTAGCTCCTCTTCTGAGGAACGTTCGAAACCTTCAGGTGGTTCTCTATAGTATTCAGACGTCGTAAACCACGGAAGGAATATCGGTAAGTACTCATTCTCTCCATCTAATGCACCTTTCCATAATCTATAAAACTCACCCTGTGCACCGTTAGCAGTTGACTCAAGTATAACTTCAGTACCCGG